CTGGTATCAGGCTAAAAATGTTCGCGGTGTATTATATGAAATCAATGCTGCTGAAACTACCAACAAGGATAACAAAGAGCGTTTCTTAGCAGAAAAAGAACGCATGGACAAAGACAAGAAAGAGATTATGGAAAAGGCCAAGGCACTAGAAGCAGAACGTGACGAAGCCAAGAAAAAGTCTCCTTGGTTTACCTGGGGCGGTAGTATATTACAAATAGGCATTGTATTATTAACAGCCAGTATTCTAGCAGTAAGTATGCCCATGTTTTATGTCAGCATGGGCGTAGGTGCTGTAGGTGCGCTGATTGTTAGTCAAGCCTTGTTTATGTGGATACCTCTAGGAGCATAACATGGCTGAAGAAGAAAAGAAAACCGAACAGAGCGAAAGCGATAAGAAAAAAGAAGATTGGATGAATAGTAAATGGCGTCCGGCTATGGGCTGGATGTATATGACTGTTTGCGCCTTCGACTTTATTGTATTTCCTGTAATGTTTACCATAGTTCAATTCTGGGAAACAGAAGCAGCCAACGATGCCTTTAGACAATGGCAACCACTCACCTTAGCAGGTGCAGGACTATTTCACATGGCTATGGGTGCAGTGCTAGGTCTAAGTGCATGGGGTCGTACACAGGAAAAATTAGGTGGTGCTAATAACGGTGGATTACAAGCCGCAGGCTCTGCACCAGCAGGATTACAAGCACCATCAATGGGCGGTAACAGTTTTGGTGGTGGTATGTCTATGAGTCAACCATTCGGTGCTAGTTCGACAGGTGCATTTGCCAGTAGTTCCATGCCGGTAAGTGATCCTGGTGGAATAGTTATGAGTCCTGGCGGCAAACCTGGTCCTGCACCGTTACCAGATCCTGTAAGATAAAGGAAGTAGTATGAAAAAGTTAATTGTTTTACTTGTATCATTAGGTATAGGCACAGCCTGGGCCTGTGATGACCACAAAGGAGCACCTCCAGGTAAACCTGCTAAGGCTGCTACTTCAGCAACACCTAGTAAGGCAGCAGAACCGGCCAAGGCAGCAACGCCCGCTCCTGCTGCACCTACTCCTGCTCCTAAGGTAGAACATACTGACACAGCAGGTAAGGGTGAAATGAAAGAAGTCTGTATTGACAAAGTAGGCAAAGATGGTAAGGTCATTATGGGCAAAGACGGTAAACCAGTTCAAGAATGCCGTAAAATTCGTGTAAGAAAGAAACTGGAGGCTACAGAAATACCTCCGGCTAAGAAATAATTCGCTTGACTTATCATCAAAGGTATAGTACAATAGTGCTATACCTTTTTCCATTATGTCAGATCATTATACAACATTAGGCATTCAACGTAGTGCTAGCGCAGACGATATTAAAAGAGCATATCGTAAACTGGCTAGCCAACATCATCCTGACAAAGGAGGAGATGTAGCAAAGTTTCAGCAAATCGAAGAAGCCTACAGAGTATTAAGCGATCCTCAAAGCAGAGCACAATACGATAATCCTCAACCACAGTTTCATGGGGGTATGCCACCCGGGTTTGAAGATATATTTTCAAATATATTCGGCGGTAATCATCCCTTTGGAGACATGTTCGGACGTCGCAATGTGCCTCAACGTAATAGAAACCTAAACATGAACGCTAGTATTACCTTAGAGGATGCGTTCAATGGCAAAGATCTGCTGGCAAATATTAGATTACCCAGTGGTAGAGAACACGTTTTAGAAATTAAAATACCCCCAGGCATAAAGGAAAATACCACAATGCGTCTAGGTGGTGTAGGAGATGACAGCATTCCTAATGCTCCTAGAGGAGATATATTTCTTACTGTGCAAATACAGCCTCATGATGTTTTTAGACGAGAAAACGATGACCTCGTTCAAACTGTACATATCACCTGTATAGATGCTATGCTAGGTAAAACGGTAGAAATTAATACTATAGATGGAAAAACACTTGCAGTCGAAATTGAACCCGGAACACAACCTGGACAAATACTGGCAGTACAGGGTTATGGTATGCCTAATATGAGAGATGCCAGATTTAGAGGACGCATGTTATTACAATTAGATATATCTATTCCTAGAGTAGAAAATGCCCATCAAATACAAGTATTGAAACAACTATTCCCTTAAATATTATTATGAAGATAAGAACTTTTCCGGATCCTGTGTTACGTGAAACTATTCAAGAATTTGATTTTGCTAATCCAGATATAGATCCAAAAGAATTAGAAAAAACTCTAATAGAGTTTATGTTCGAAAACGGCGGTATAGGACTAGCAGCAAATCAAGTAGGACTCAAGCACAGAGTATTTGTTATGGGTCACCCTGATAATCCTGAATTGGCTAAAGCATTTTTTAACCCGATTGTCGTAAAATCTACAGAAACTTTTAATGATATGGAGGAAGGATGTTTGAGTTTTCCCAATGTGTATGTTAAAATAAAACGTCCCACTAAAATTGTAGCCAAGTGGCAAAACAGTTCAGGAGAGTGGGAAGAAGGTGAGTTTTCCGGGTATGACTGTAAGTGTTTCTTGCATGAGTACGATCATTTAGAAGGTATTGTTTTTAAGGACAGGGTGAGTAATTTAAAATGGGCACTAGCAATAAAAAAAGGAAAAACGTGAGTATGCTGCAACCAGATAAAGATTTAGAAGAAATTTTTGAACACACAGTTCAAGTAGCCAGTATAAATGAGCATGAATATATTACACTGGAACACTTCTTATATTGTCTAGTAGTAAATCCTTCGTTTAAAGAAGTATTAACAAAATTCGGAACTGATACAACAGGCTTAACAACAGATTTAGAAGATTATATCAATACTGAATTAAAAGATATTGTTAATCCCGATTTAGAAAAACCTAAAAAAACTAGCACAGTAGACAGAGTATTAAACCGTGCATTTACTCAGGTTTTATTCAGTGGAAGACAAATTATAGAACCCGCTGACTGCTTTGTAAGCATCTTTCAAGAAAAGAAATCATATGCTTACTATTATTTGCAAAAACATAAAGTAGACAAAGAAGAATTTCTAGCATATATTCAAAAAGAAATTGTTAGAGAAGATCACGACGAAACACACACCATTAATCCGCAATTGGAAAGAATACTTTTGCAATTTTGTTCAAACTTAACAGCGCGAGCCAAGTCTAAGAAGATTGATCCAGTCATCGGAAGAGAAAAAGAAATTGAAGAAATTCAACTTATTCTTGCTCGTAGAGTAAAAGCAAATGCTATTCTTATTGGAGATCCAGGTGTAGGTAAGACTGCTATTGCAGAAGGACTTGCTCGTAAGATTGTCGAGGGTAATGTTCCTAAGTTTATCAAAGACTGCTCTGTTTACAGTTTAGATATTAGCGGAATGTTAGCAGGCAGTAAGTATAGAGGAGATTTTGAAGAACGTCTTAAAGCAGTAATTCATGCTCTAGAACGTAAAGGTAATTGCATACTATTCATTGACGAAGCACATATGATGAACGGTGCTGGTGCTGCTAACGGTTCAAGCAATGATATGGCTAATATGCTAAAGTCAGCATTGGGCAAGGGTACTATTAAGGTAATGGCTTCTACTACCTGGGAAGAATATCGAAAACACTTTGAAAAAGATCGTGCTCTAATGCGTAGGTTTCAGAAAGTAGTTGTAGATGAACCTGATGAGGCAACTGCTATTAAGATTGTTCGTGGTCTTAAAAAGTATTACGAAAAGCATCATAAGGTTAAAATTACTAATCAGGCCATTATTGATTCAGTAAAATATAGTGTAAAATATTTGTCAGATAAAAAACTACCCGATAAGGCTATTGATGTTATAGACTGTGCCTGTGCTAGATTTAAGGTGCGTGACGAAGAAACTGGTGTAGTTGATCATGACGAAATCATGTTTGAAATTGCTAAAATTGCTAACCTTCCTTTAGAAACTGTTAGCAATAAAGAAAGCGTTAACTTAGAAAAATTAGATATTAACATGAAGGCTAAGGTATTCGGGCAAGAAGCAGCACTAGAAAACTTGTTAGATAAGATTTATATTAGTCAAGCAGGACTAAAAGCACCTAATAAACCAGTAGGTTCATTCTTATTCGTAGGTCCAACAGGTGTAGGCAAAACAGAAGTAGCAAAACAACTAGCCAGCAACTTAAAAATTAAACTTACTAGGTTTGACATGAGTGAGTTTCAAGAGAAACATGCTGTGGCTAAGTTTATCGGTAGCCCCCCAGGATACATAGGCTATGATGATAACGCAGGGCAACTTATTACTAGCCTGCAAGAGCATCCTAACTGCGTATTATTACTAGACGAAGTTGAAAAAGCACACCCTGATGTATTAACAGTTCTACTACAACTAATGGATAATGGTTTTGTTACAGGCAGTAACGGTAAGAAAGGTGATGCGAGAAACGCCATTGTTATTATGACCAGTAACTTAGGTGCTTCAGATGCTGAACGTAACAGTGTAGGTTTCGGCAATCTAGAACGTGATAGCGATCCTAAAGATGCTGTAAACAGATTTTTCGCACCAGAGTTTAGAAATAGACTGGATGGTATTATTAAGTTCGGTAAACTGGACAAAGATACAATGGTTAAGATTGTAAACAAGTTTATTGACGAACTGAATGCCCTGCTTAAAGACAAGAACGTTCATGCTAAACTACAAAAAGATGCTATTGAACTACTTATAAGTAAAGGCTTTGACAGTAAGATGGGTGCTCGTCCACTACAACGAACTATAGACAATGAACTGAAGCGTCCGTTGAGTAAGGAAATCTTATTCGGTAAGTTAGTTAACGGTGGTATAGTAGAAATTAGTGTAGATAAAGACGAGTTCAAGTTTAATTTTGTAGAAATATTACCAGTAAAAAGTAAGAAAACAAATGTTGAAACTGAAAACTAATAAGTTATTTTACGGCAAATACCCTTATAAGGTTATTCTTAGGAACGCTGGTCTAAACTTATTTTCACTATACGGTGCAATACGTCTAGTGAAATTGCTAGAAGGCAGAGAACTAACTATAAACTATAATATAGATCAGGTTAGCCTTCAAGATATAGCAAAATTCGTTATTGACTGTGGTAAAAAGATTAGAACAAGAGTAGAAGGTAACCGAGTAAGTATATTCATGTATGATAAAGACATTTATAATGAGTGTATAGATAGGTTTAAAAAAGTTGTAGTAGAAACCCATGAGCCTGAAAATGAAGATACTCTACAGTTTTTACTGGAAAATAACAAAAAAGTTATAACAACTCGTCTACCCCATAACCGATTTCGTTATAAAGTATATTTTAAAATAATGAGTTTAAATGAAGGAGACACTATTATTAAATGGGCTGAAAATAATAAACGTGTTAGACTAAACACCAACCCCAAATACTCTTTGAAATACGGATATAATGCATATCTACTGGTAGAGGATCAACCCACTATAACTATGCTAACTCTATTGGCTACTAATAAAATCAATAGAATTGAAGAATATGTGGTGCGAAACTAAGCATAAATAACGCTATGCAAGGTCAGAGTATTCCTCACTGGATGGACGAGTACGGTTCGTATATCAAATATAAAAACACACTGTGCAGATGTGGTGATAATAAACACTGCGGACAAAGTTGTTTAGACTGCGACAACTGCACAGAATGTGAATGCTCAGACTGTAAGCAAAAGCAAGGAATCACGTAATGCCCTCACTGAGCCAAAGTTTAGAATTTACAATAAACACTTCTACAACTGTAGCCATTACCTATCCTAATACTGCTACACAAATGTTAACATACTTTAGTGAGCGAGCAAAAGGTGATGGTTATTATGGTTCTTCAGATGGGTTTCACACCGTATGCTACACTGCTGCGGATACTTTTATAGGCACTATAACTATGCAGGCCAGTCTAGCGTCTGAGCCTGCTAGTTCAGATTGGTTTAACGTATCAAATACTACACTAACATATACACAGTTTGATACTAGAACTACAAGCACTGTTGATTATTATAACTTTACAGGTAACTTTGTATGGGTTAGAGGCAAAGTCGAGATAGAACAGGGCACAGTTGAAGTAATTCACTATAATCACTAATCAACACAGCATAATAAATACTCTATGCGGAGATTTTTATGCGTATCTACGACCTTATAGATAACAACAATACATTAAGAACTGGCGATGTATTTGCCATAGAGTTAGGCGATGACCTAATCATCGAATCAACAATTGTAGGATTTACAAAGGATGGCGTAGTTGTGCAAGGCGACGACGTTATGCTAAGTTTTTTAAAGACAATACCTGTTCAAGAATCTATTACTAAGTTCACAGAAATGGAACTAGCCATTATGGAAGGTGGCGGAGATATTAGAGACATTAGCGAAGCAGAATATCAAGGACGTAATGTTCAACTAGGCAAGCCTATGGCAGGCGATGTTAAGAAGTCTAAGGTGTATGTTAAAGGTCCTAAGGGTAATGTTGTTAAAGTAAACTTCGGCGATAAGAAGATGAAGATTAAAAAATCTAATCCTAAGCGTCGTAAGTCATTTAGAGCACGTCATAACTGCGATAATCCAGGGCCTCGTCATAAGGCTCGGTATTGGTCTTGTAGGGCTTGGTAATATGTTATTAAATGAATTCTTTGGTAGAAGTCTGAACCTTAAAAATACAGACAAAAAGTCAGATGAATCACTTAGAGAAGAAGTGTTTCAATATGTTTTAGAGCATGATAGGCTACATAAGGATTATTTCTTCCCTGTAGCACGTAAGATACGTTATGCTCATGCTAAAGGCAATAATGGTTCTAACTATATGTCAGAATTCATGCCTATGGTTAAAAAAGGTTGCTTAGAATTTTATCATAAGAACAAAATGACAGGCAAACCTGACAAAGTTTTTCCTAAAGAACTGCAAGAAGAACTCTGTGAAAAACTGTATAATCATTACTACGAAGATATTATTAAAGGTCAGTATAGCGTATGATCCTAGTAGAAGGTGGCAACGAGTTTAAGTTTGCAGATGGCAGCAATGCTACTAAACAAAATGCGTCAACTGAGGATGTTGATGCTGTTCTGTCAGTGTTAGGCAAGGAAATAGGCATAGACCTATTGGCAAAAGACCTAGAAGATAAGTTTAAACATAAAACAGGTTCAGCGATATACCCAGGTGCAGAAACAGGTGATGCTGATACATTATTAGATCCTGCTGAATTTATAAAATATGATCCTAATGCTGCTGCTAAAGATGTGCAGAATCAATTCAGAGGATGGCTAGCACAAAAACTACAACGAGCCGGTTATCAAGAACTACCTAAAAAAGCCAGTCTAAATCAACTTGGCAAATATTATAAGGTAAGTGGTGATGGGCTAACTGCCTGTGTGCAACTACCTAACAGTCAAGAATGGCTTCAAGTGGATTTAGACATAGCGGAACCTGGAGAAGGTAAGTTTTCAGTATGGAGTAAGCGTGGTGAACCTAATGAACCGGGCACACCAAAAGATGCTCGTGCTAAAGGCGCATATCGTCATATCCTACTAGCAGCCATAGGCAGCACCATTGTTAATCAAGATCATCCTCAAGGACTAAGTTGGAGTTTTAAAAACGGATTATTTGATAGAGCAACTAAACAGACAGTAAGCAAAGATCCTAATGAAGTTGCTAATATATTATTTGGTGGTAAGGCCAGTGATTTAGACAATATTACTGCTATTCTTGCTAAGTTTAAACAGAGCAATCCCACACAGTATAACGATGTTATACAAAAAGTTAATGCAGGATTAGAAAACTATAAGACACAATATAGACTGAAAGAAAGCCATAAGGTAGGAACACCTCAATGGTTTAGGATAGTGCTAGACCTAATATGAAAATCGTAGAACTGTTAGAAGCAGCGGGTGTTGGACGTAAGTATCAACACATAGAAGACCTAGTATTCACAGGAATACCTAGTAAAGGCATCAGTCCCGGTGCTGAAGCAGGTATTCATGCTGTGCGTATTCTAAACAGTATGAGCAGCACAGGTAAAAGTATGGAACTGAAATGGGATGGTAGTCCCGTTGTATATTGGGGTAAGGATGAACAGGGAAGATTTAGTCTCATTCCTAAAAACGCATGGGAATATCTAAAGCGTGGCAAGACTGAAGTAGCGCCTGGTGTGCCTACAGTGATGTATAGCGCAGATGATATACAAAACTTTATAATGAATACTGGTAAAGCAGAGCCAGGTAAGGAACAACAAAGACGAGCATTTGCAGGGCAGATGGCCAGTTTATGGCCCTACTTTGAAAAAGTTAGTCCGGATCAAGGATATATAGAAGGTGGTATACTATTCAGTCCGCTTCAACCTTACACATTTAATCCTAGCACACAAGAATATGACTTTCAACCTAACATTACAGCATTTCACATTCCTAAGGCCAGCAGTCTAGGACAACGTATTGCCAAGGCAAAGGTCATGGTGGCTGCTACAGGCTATTATGAAACACTGGGCAGCAGTGATGAAGGACGTTTTGCTAATGCAGAATCATTGAGCACACCTGATGTTATTGTGCAGGGCACTACTTATGTGGAAAAGGCGCCTGGGGTAGACAGCATGATAGTAGATAAGGCCAGTAAATTTATACAACAGAATGGCGGATTGATCAATAACTTCCTAGCACCTAAGCCAGGACTAAGCAAGGTAGGTGATATACT